GCACCGTCGCAAGACCAAACCTAAGAAGAAGATATTCCCAAAAGAAAAACCTAGAAGGGTAGAACGACGTGCCAAGAGCAAGAACCGAACGTGGGGGGATTGACCTACGCCGCAACCCTACCATAATTTTCAGGTCTCTTGGCCGTGAGAAGGCACATGGATTAGCTAGTCATCCCGTGTTCCAAGAAGTAACCCCCTTGGCGCATCCTATGATTGAGATTGATACCCAGACGCATAACCGCAAAAGGTTGGAGACGGTTATCCATGAAACCATGCATTTAGCTTTGCCCGCCTTGCCAGAAACCTTGGTCACCTTTGCTGCTCGTTATATCGCGCGAGTCGTTTGGAACACAGGATATAGGGCCGATGAAGACGCTCAAGATGTGAAATACGCGCCGGAGTCTAATGAGGAATAATCTTCACAGCCCTGAAGCTGTTGAACAGCGACGTATTAGAATCCGATTAACTTTAGCGGCAGTAGCTTATGAAATATTCAATGATCCCTTAATGCCGGATGCGGATTTTGATGCATTAGCTTTGCGAGTGGACATAAATGTACCCACAGGAGCGGACGAGATAGATTGGTTTTTCATAGAGAACTTTGATCCCGCCACAGGTATGTGGGTATACAATCATCCAGAATTGAACAAGGTGAAAGCCTACTACAAGTACCATAAACGCTTGCAAGAAAATCCTTACGATATTTAGACTTGACACTAGTCCGAAGTATGTGGCATTGTTCGGTCGTTGTCATCGTCCAACTCCTACGAGGTGGCTCTGAGGGAGAGCCAATGAGTACCTCGTCTTTTCCCACCTGTAGGAATTAGGGTTGACAACAAGGTATGTCATCTGTGATTATCCTTCCAAAAGAAGGAGTTAAAACGGTGACAGACAACTTCACCCCCGTTGTTCTTGAAGAGCGTTTGGTACAGGCTGGTGCTGATGGTACTCGGGCTGTGTGGAGGCTCATGTCCACTGCCGATAAAATTGGGCTCTGGCAACCCTATTACCTTGATGCCAACGGGGCTGTTCTTTACAAACCAGCTTGGCTGCCACTTCCCGGATCGCAGTATGATTTTCTGCGAAGCCCGATATTCGAAACTATTTACGAAGGAACACGTGGTCCGGGCAAGACTGCTACGCTATTGATGGACTTCGCTTCGGAGGTCGGCAAGGGCTATGGGAAAGCTTGGCGGGGTATTCTATTCCGTAGAACCTATGGAGACCTTGATGATGTCGTGCGAAAGGTTGAAGAGACCTATCCTAAAATCTATCCCGGATTTATGTTCAAAAAATCGAAGGCCGATTATGCTGCGGTGTGGCCAGACGGCGAACAGCTTTTATTGCGTCACATGCTGGATGAAAATGACTATGAAGGGTACCATGGACACGAGTATCCATGGATTGGCTGGGACGAGTTGACTCAATGGGAAAACGATAAGGCGTATAGGCTGATGTTCTCCTGTTGTCGTCCAACCGGACCCGGCATTCCTTGTCGCGTTCGATCCACGAGTAACCCCTACGGTGTTGGCCACTCATGGGTGAAGAAAAGGTTCCGCCTCCCACAATGGAGGGGCAAGCCTATTCGTGTACCGGGTGAAGTACCTCGTGTGGCTATTCATGGCAATCTTTCAGAGAACTTTTTTCTTTTACACTCAGCGCCGAACTATCCTCAACAGATCATGCAGGCGGCTACTAATCCGGCTCAAGCGCAAGCATGGGTCCAAGGTTCTTGGGATGTAACAGCAGGCGGTATGGTGGATGACCTATGGGATGAAAACTTCCATGTGATTTCCGACTTTCCGGCCAAGATGGTTCCCAAATCATGGCGCATAACTCGCGCCTATGACCACGGCCAATCTCATCCTTTCGCAGTTGGTTGGTGGCTTGAATCATCTGGTGAGCCAATGAAGTGGGAAGGTAAAGACATAGGTAGGATACGTGGAGACCTTATTCTGTTTGATGAGTGGTACGGCACCACAGGAGAAGAGCAGACCGGATTACGCATGGAAGCTTCTGCCATAGCTCAAGGTATTCTTGACCGTGAAGAGGATATGGGGATAAAAGGTAGAGTAATGCCGGGGCCTGCTGATACTGAAATCTGGAGCAAAGATTCACGGGGAACGGGTCGAGCACCTGTGGATGATATGAATGACGTAGGTGTGTACTGGGAACGGGCGGACAAAACGGCGGGTTCGCGTAAACGTGGCTGGCAAATGATCAGATCAAGACTTACCCAAGCCAAGCCGGGCAAGGATGGAACACGTGAGAAACCCGGCCTATTTATTTGTAAACGAGCCAAGTACTGGCTAAACTACATACCCCCCATGCCCCGTGACAAGGTAGACCCAGACGACGTACCAGAGAAGTATGAAGACCATTTGGCCGATATGACAAGATACCGTGTCAATTGGGTAATACCGGGAATGTGGCGGAAATCCTTTTAGGGGTCTTGTGATGATTCCTAGTACTATGCTAGGTATAAGCAGAGGTTTCATATCAGGTAGGAGAAAACCGTGGCTACAATTGAAGAGAAGCGGAAGGACCCCAGCACAACCAGTGCTGCCTACGACTATATGGCACCAAAGTGGAGGATGATAAATACTCTTCTCGGTGGGACCGCCACGATGCGGGCGGCAGGAAAGATTTACCTTCCACCTCATCCACATGAATCAGCAGACAACTATCAAGATCGTCTGAACACTACCACGCTTTTGAACATGACAGAACTAACTTTGGAGTCTTTGGTCGGTAAACCTTTTTCTGATCCGGTTAAGGTTGAAGGGCTTCCCATAGAATTGGAAGGCGATAATTTTATTGATGATGTTGATCTGCAAGGAAACAATCTTGGTGTGTTCCATGTACTAGTGGACATGCCCCGTGTCAGTATGGACCCCAACAGGACCATGGCGGATGACATGGCAGAAAAAAATCGTCCATACTGGAGTCTTATATCACCAGAAAACGTAATCTTTATGACCTACGCCAAAGTTGGTGGGGTAGAACGTCCTGTGCATGTTCGTATATGGGAGACGGAGTTGGTACAAGATGGATTTACCGAGGTACCGGTAAATCGTATCCGAGTGTTGGACCCCGGTTGGTGGTCGATATATGAAGAGCGCAAGGACCCAAGGACAAAGAAAATAGTTTGGGTGTTTGTGGACGGTGGAGAAACTGGTTTGCGCTACATCCCTCTCATCACCTTCTACGCGCATCGGGACGGACCCATGACAGGTAAGCCTCCGTTGGAAGACCTAGCCTTCTTGAACGTAGCTCACTGGCAGTCCATGTCGGATCAAAGAAATATCCTGACAGTAGCCCGGTTCCCAATGTTGGCTGTTTCTGGAGCACATGATACACCCAACAATGATGTGATGGTTATTGGACCTCGTCAACTTCTTGCCACTCGTGCGGAAAATGGAAAGTTCTATTACGTAGAACATACCGGTGCAGCTATAACCTCTGGTGCTAATGACCTCGATAAACTTGAACAGGACATGGCGGCTTATGGTGCGGAGTTTCTACGTAAACGTCCGGGTGGAACCACCGCAACTGCTAGAGCTTTGGATTCTGCTGAAGCTACCTCTCCACTTCAAGATATGACTATCCGGTTCATTGATGCGGTTGAACAGGCGATAGAGGTAACGGCAGATTGGGTGGGTGTTGAGTTGTCTAAAGAACTGAAGGTTATGATCACCACAGACTTTGGACCTGAAGAAGTGAAGGATGCTGATATGCGCGTCCTAGCAGAAGCTCGCCGGAATCGTGACCTTTCACGTGAGAGGTTTGTTGGAGAAATGAAACGGCGCGGCGCTCTTGCTGACGATTTTGACAATGAACAGAACGTCAAAGAATTGGAGAGTGAACCAACGATTGTTTCACCTTTCGCCACGGGCGTGAATGTAGATGGTTCTGCCGGGGCTAATGTAGATAACTCGATAAAAAAGAAGGCGAAGACAAATGGCAAAACAACCAAAGCCCCAACCGGATAATCTGGACCCTTTGGAGGAATCAGATGAAAGTCTTGACCCATGGGATATTCCTGATGCGAAGCCTAGCACATCAGCACGGCTTGAAGAAAAGCCAGCACGAGACCTCGAAATCCAAATGCGCTCTAACAGTGCAGGAGAAGATGAGTGGGAGATTAGCTATCCCGATAATCCCCTGCGTCCCCCTTCTCAGTATGACTTACGGGCGAGAGAAAAGCGTTCGCGATTTTTGAACATACTATCCAGAACGGGTAGCTTGAAAAAAGCCGCAGCGCAAGTCAAACTGTCTCCTAGAGCACTTATGCTGGCAAAAAACAAATATCCCGACTTTGCAAAGAACTGGGTTATCGCACTTGAAATTTATAACTCTTTTGAGGTAGAAGAATCTATTCGACATCGGGCCTTGGACGGAGTCAAGAAAGCCGTATACTTTCAAGGTAACATTGTTGGTTACGAAATAATTTATGATTCGGGACTGACACAATTTTGGACCAAGGCCAATCTTCCTGAGAAGTATGGTGACAAGACCAACATCAACATAAGTGGTAATGTTAACCATGGTATTGCTTTTATGCCTGCTCGGGCCACCGATGAGGTAGAATGGGAACGTAGAGTTCAACAAACTTTAGAAGATCAAAAGCGAAATATGATTGACATAACGCCCGCGATAGTGGACAATAAATCAGTTAATGTCCAACCTAGTGGACAAACTGTCATTCAGAGGTAGTTCAATGCTTGTAGTAAAGGCGTGGAAAGAACAAGTAATTATAGCAGCGGGACGTGGTTTTCCTCTCGTCACGTGTGCTCATAGCGCCAAGGTTACACCGTCCCAAATTATGCGTGAGCTTGGCATGGACCCTGCATTCAAAGAACGATACGAGGAAGCAAAGAGAAACGCGCCCCCTCCCCCGCGCTGGTAGTCAAAGGAGCCGATAGTGAAAAACACCTTATTGTATCGTCTAGTTCTCGTCAACGCTCTTGCCTTCTTTTGGATGGTAGGTACTAACCTGCAATCAGGATGGCTAACAAATATGTTCCTATCTGACACAACGCATATCAATTTTGGAACGCTAGGACTCTTTCTGTTGGTTCTTGTTGGAACTGGGTTCAAGGCTAAGGAGATAAACAAGGCGCATTATAACATAACAGGAAGTCATTTTTATAATACGGACTGGGAGGGTGAGCTTCGTCTTAAGAAGATGGAGTGGATGGAACGCGCTGCTGGTTGGATGCTTTTTCTCGGATTGATTGGTACATTATTCGGCCTCATGCTTTCGCTTTCGGCGGTCAATACTGGTAATCTGGGCAATGTAGAAGGCATTAAACAGATAGCTGTACAGATGATGACCGGTCTTCGGGTTGAATTGAGTACTACGATTATTGGGGCCATGTTGGCTCTGTGGACAGAAGTGAACTATATCATCGTCAAGTACACGGCAGATCAGGTGGTGTACCATGAAGAGGATGCAAGGGCTCGATCCATCATAGGTGGAGAGGATGAGTCCCTTCCTGTCGAAATTCAAAACGGACACATATAATGAAAAGTACATACCTTGTTTTTCGAGGCTACTCCCTGATCGTTATATCCATGTTCACTATCTTGGTGACGGTGATGATAGCCAACCTCAACCCCAAGATTGAAGAATCAAAAGCCAAAGAAATAGAAGCACCCGGAGACATAGTAGCGCACATTGTTTGGCCGAACGGCGACATTGATGTTGACTTGTGGTTGATGGGTCCAGATGAACCGGGGCCAGTGGGATACACAAATAAAGGTGGTATCCTGTGGAACTTGCTTAGAGATGATTTGGGATCATTGCCAGATGCAACACCGATAAACTACGAGGATGCCTTCACCCGTGGCGTTGTCCCCGGTGAGTATATCATAAATGTGC